TTTTCCTTCCGACCCTTTTCAAAGCCGGAACCGTCAAGCGTGAGCTTGACTAGGAAAGCGTCAATGACGGTCGGCATTGCTCGCAACCCACTCGTTGAAGGCGTTGACGGTGGCAATCTCCACCAGGCGGTAAAGATCGGCTACCCCATAGACCGTGTCAAGTTCATGGAGCGTCGCGAGGTTTGCGGTGATCACGGCGGCAATTGACGCCGGGACGTTCAAGACTCGGGCGTAGCGGGGGCGGTGTCCGGTATCGCTGCGGCGGCAGTCAACAGACTGTCGATCAAGGAAAAATTTGCGTGTAACTTGAACACCTCGTCACGCAAAAAAGCCCGCGTCGCAATCTCTTCGATGTCGTCTTCGATCAAGGGCCGAACCCCCGCATCTTGGATCGATTGCACGCACGACATCATTTCCGCCAGCAATGGCCCCACGTCTTCGTAGGGAGCCGACAGAAAGGCGCGAAGGCCCATGAACGCTATTGCGCCCCATCCGGCGGAGATCACGCTCTCGGGGATTTCCACGTTGCTGCGACACATTGCGGTGAGCGCGCGGATCGCCCACGCTTCGCCCTGGCTCGCCGGCATTTCGGTAATCTTGAACCGTTTGCCGAGATCGCGCCCGTCGAGCGGGATCACTATTTCCTTACTGTTTCGCACGTCAGCGCGGGGCCGCCGAAACGCGGTTCCACGACAGGCCGAAGCTTCGGGCTTGCAGCACGCGGGCGGCCGGCGGAATCGGCGTGTAATTGGTCATGAAGCCCTTGGTGAGCGTGTATCGCCGACCCGTGCCGGGGATGTCGATAACGCCATCCGCACGAAGCTTGACGCGGCCCGAAACCTCCGCTTCCGCCCACGACTCGAAAACCGTCGAAGACAAGCTGTCAGGCATGACTGAGACGGTCATGGGGCAAATGTAGGGAACCCATCCGGCGGAAAGGTTGCCATCGACGCCCATAACAAGCTCTGCGACGTCCACCGCCGCCGTTTCGAAAGCCCGGTCCGCGGCGAAGCCTTGAAGCTGCACGGGCGAAGTGAACAGCCCCGCAATGGTGATCAGGAAAGTGCAGTCGGCGCTTGTGATCGTATTGGTGGCCACTATTGAATCTCCAACGATCCGAGGGCGATGGACTGCACCGACTGGCCATCGGTGTACCAGAAGGTGATGGGTTGCGGGCCGCGCGACGCGCGCACTTGAGCCGAGACGTCCGGGATCAGCAAATACCACCCGCGCGCTTGAATCGTGGTCGCGATGTCAAAGCCAGCGGCGTTGTTCACCTCCGCGACTTGCAGAGCCGACAGCGTGACCCCCGGCCGAATTGCGCCAAAGCGCACCGCGGCGTTGATCGGATCATTGAGCGCCGAAGCGATCAAATTGCGGCCGGCGGGGTTGAAGGGGATATTTCCGACGGCCGTCATCAAAGACAGCAACGCCAATTGGAAAGCCGAATTCATCCAGATTTGGTTGATGAAGCTATCGACCCACAGGAAGACCCCGCTGATCTGGCCATTCGACAGGAACGTAAAACCCTGGTTCGCGGTGGCGACAGCGCCATACCAATTGTAGCCGTTGAGCGTCAATTGCGCGGCGATGGTCTGGCTCGACACGTCGGCCGGGAGACCGGATTGCGAACGGAAAGCCAAAGTCACGCGGCCATTTAGCGCCGTGAAGTCTTGGCTTGCGATTGCGCCCATGATGAACGCGGCCATGAGCGCGAGGTTGGTCGGGCTGTAAACGAGGATCGTGCCCGAGTCGTTGGCCGCCTTGACCAGATAGGCGAGAGACGTTGTCGAGTTATTGACGTAGGCTTGCGCGTCGGTATCCCACGCGACGAACGCGTATCGGTTATTCTGCCCGCTTGTCCAATTAGCGAAAGCCAGGCCGTCTGAAGTGACCGGCTCCCAAAGCGTGCTGAAGCTGACCCAATCTTGCGAAATGGTCGTCAACGCCGACATGAATGCGCCCGGCGTCGCTGCGGCCGCCCCTGGCGAAGTGACCGCGCCGGTCGCCGCGGTGAGGTTAAGAGCGGTGGCCACCGCGCCCGCGCTGACGACGATGGAGCTTGTCGAGCCGGTTGAATTGGACGTAACGACGAATGCGCCGGAAAGGCTGTCGTAGGTGACGACAAAGCCGGGAGACGTGAAGGCCGCCGTGATTGTCGCCGCCGCGGCCGAAAGCGAAACCGCGCTTGACAGGTTCAGCGAGCTCGACGTTTTGACCGCGCCACCGTCGGGCGTGATCGAGAGCGTGCCGCTGGTGATCGCTTGGACTTGCGCCAGGGTGATCGCCCCGCCGCGCACATACCCGGATGTCGCGACAGTGTTGTATTGGGCGAATTTGACCGCGCCGGGCTTTTTGGGCGAATTGTCGAACCCGTTGAAATAGACCACCGCCGCGGCGTATTCCGCCGATGCCAGCCCGAAGTAAGTCCCGACGGCGGCGGCCGACGCGAAGCTGATCACAGTTCCGATGGGGACTTGCGTCGAGTTGGTGAGAAAGAGACCGACGACGTCGAGCGCCGATCCGCCGGCGGAGATCACGCCGGGCGAAACGCTGACGAATAGGGAGGCGGGAATCGCTTGCGTCATCGTTCAGAGCCTTCGAGCCGGATAGACCTTTGCGCCATACTAGCGGGAAGTTTCCGCCTTGTCGATACGGCTGTCAGTTCACCGCGTTTACGCCAATATTCGAGATGGTATAAGAGCCGGCGGAGTAGGCCGCCGCCGTCGTGACCGCAAGACGGACCCACTTGAAAGCGGTATTCGCTACCGATGCGGCATACATGCCATTCCCCGCCGCGGTCATTGTCGAACCCGAGATCGTAAACCAGTTAGTCCCGTCCATAGAACCTTGCATCGTCACGACGGGCTGTGTGGTAACGGTCGGGCTGCCGGCTAGGATCATGAAAGCCGTGACGAGTTTCGTGCCTTCGACATAAAGCGGCGTCGTCGCGCTGTTGAGGGTCGAGAGCACAAAGTTTGAGGCGGTGAGCGCCGTCGAATTGAACATCGAGGCAAGCGGGTTGGTGGCCGCATAGAAGTCGCGCGCCTGGCGCACCAAAGGCGCGGCCATTGGGGGCAATTCGAGAGCGGTGATTGTGGCCGTAACGGTGGTGGACGTTCCGCCACAAGAGAAGAAAGACCACCGTCGCCGGCCGCCGACAGGGAGCGCCGGCATGGAGACAGTGCTCGTGGTGGTGATCGGATCAGAAGTCCAAATGTCCGAGAAATTGGAACCGCCGCGGCTTTCCTGAAGAATCGCAAAGACCGCTGTCGCAGTCCCGAGCGTCAAGGTCGAAACGTTAATTTCGGCCGATACCCACGCGCCCGAGCCGGCCGCCGAAGCGATGATCGTACCGTTGACCCTGCCCGCGCCAGCAAAAGCGCCCGCGCTCACGTCGGTCTGCGAAATGGCGGTCGCCACCGAAACGCCGACTTCTTTGTTGGTCGAGCCGTTGGCGATGTTCATTTGCGGGACGGAGCCCGCAATTTGCGACAACGAAGTGACTGTGCTGACGGTCGTCAGCGTGCCCTGCGTGATCGCCGCATTGACGCCGAACACGTTTCCGGACGGAGCCGTCCCATAGGCGGTCACGGTGCCGGTAAGGGCCGTTCCCGCGTAGGACGACATGTCGCCACGAAGCGCGCCCGCTACGGTGAGCGACAAGGGTGAACTTTGAGCGGTCGTGTAGGACGGGGCGGCGGTGGTGACGGCGGCAAGCGTCAAGTTGCCATATTGGCCGGCCGTGGTCGAACCTTGAGCCGTCGAAGGCGACGTATATGCCGGATTGGTTTGTGAGACCGCCGCGCCGGCAATGTCGAGGTTGACCGCCCCGATCAAATTGGTTCCCGAAGGAAGCGGCGCAATCAAGTCGGTATGCAACTGATTGATGGCGGTGATCATAGTCGCCTGATTGGCTGACGTCGCCGCGCCTGCGGGGAGCGGGAGGGACGCTGCGGAGATTGCCGCTGCGCCTCCCGATACAACGCCGGCCAGAGTCGAAAGATAGGAATTGCCCGTGGTCTGCAAAGCCGACGTAGCCGCGCCCGAGGGGAGCGGAAGAGACGCTGCGGAGATTGCCGCCGCGCCTCCCGATACAACGCCGGCTAAGGTCGAAAGATAGGAATTGCCCGTGGTCTGCAAAGCCGACGTAGCCGCGCCCGAGGGGAGCGGAAGCGTCGCCACGGAAACAGCCGCCACGCCGCCCGTCACAATTCCGGCCAGGGTCGTTAGCGCATTGTTCCCGGTGACTTGCAAAGCCGCCGTTGCCGCGCCCGAGGGAAGCGGGAGGGCGGAAGTCGAGACGGCAAGGACGCCCCCCGTGATGGCCCCGGCGATGACGGCGAGCGCATTGTTGCCCGTAGTCTGCAAAGCCGACGTAGCCGCGCCCGAGGGGAGCGGAAGCGTTTGATCCGAAGCTAGGACTACCGGAAGGCTTTCCGCCGCGCTGTTCTGGCCAGCAGGGGGGAGCGTGTTGATCGTCGTGCCGGTTCCCTGTGTGACCTGAATCGTCGGAAACGGCATTTTGCGAACCCTAGAAAGAGATGACGGAGATCAGTGCGCTATCGTCTGCATTGGAAAAGTCGAGCTTCCCGTTGCCTACCGGGGGGTTAGGCACATACGTGGAGTCAATCTCGATCAATCCGAGGGTCAATGTAGCCGCAAAATCTTGTGGTGTCGATACAACAGGATTTGCTTGCATGGTGAGGCTCATAATCCATCGGTCCTCCCATTGCTTTTCGCCGTTGATGAAAGGGATTTGATTGCCTTCGTCGCACCAAAGCGGCGCAACGGCATAGCCATTTGACCGCATGAATTCGGTCGCGAAAGAAGACCGCCAAAGCGTCGAAATGATCTGCGAATTGTCCGACCCCATCGACCCGTGAACGTCGAGTTGAAAGGTCAACTGCGTGCCTTCCTCATAGGTCATCGTCGTATCGGTCGAATGCGTCCGGTCCCAATCCGCAACGGTGGTGCGGAGACGGTCCCGGCGCGCTTCGGTCATGACGACAAAGTCGGCCGCCTTGGGCTCCGGAACGCGGTTGCCTTGATTGACGAAAGCTTCGGTCCCCGAGGGGAGCACGGCCAGGAGGAAGGCCCGAAGCGCCGTGAGGCAATCGTCTTGCGTGATCGAGGGGACGAAATTGGTCACGCGGGAACCTCGCGCTCGAAATCGCGATAGTCTTCCGGAAGGTCAGGGACAGGCTGAGGCCCGCGCAAAGCGTGATGGCAATCCGCAAGATAATCGATTTGACCATTCGTCAGAAAATAGTGACACACGCGTTCATTTTGCCACGACAGATGAAAACTAGGTATTGCGGACATACCGTCACCCGGCGAGAAATATGTCCAGCCCCGCCCTTTGGGTAACGTGTGCAGCCGGTTGCATCCGGCACACCAATGATGATAGCCGGCGTCGCTTTCCCTGAATTTGCGCGAAATTTGCATAGCGTTCATTGGGTTTGTGGCGGATTCTGCAACGTGACCGCTACCTTACACCACCCCGACGAATCCCACCCCTCCAAAACTTGCGTCACAAGCCAGGTATCGCCCTCGCTGGCCGACGTGAGGCCGGTCGGGATCAAGAGCCAATCGCCGCCCTTCATGGCCGGCCGGTTGAGCCCTTGGACGCGCTGATTGATGTAGACCGCGCGCGAAATGCCTTGGACGTTGAGGCTGTCCATTTGCTTAAGGTCGTCGCTCGACAGAGCTTGCACCCGGAAAGTCACGCTGGCGGTCGTGGTTGTCGTCTCGACGCGGTGGCCGGCGGCGTCCGTGGCGTAGCCCGTATTCGAAACAATCGAACCGACGAAGGGCGCGTTGATGGGGTCCATCAGGGGGCCGACGATGGCGCTTAGGTTCATCCGACCACCTCCGCCGGGGCGTTGGCGGTCTTGCCGCCCTTGGCCACTATAGCGCCTCCGGTCGTGACCTCATAGGAAATGCTGTTCCACATAACGGCGGTGTCGATCAGCGGCTTTTCGAACCCTTTGCGCTCGATGGTGATAGGCGACAGGGGCGGCGCGTTGGTGTCGCGGATCGATTGCCGAAGCTGGCCGGCGATGCCTTCGCCCATGAGCTCCAAGCTCTTGCCGATGTTGTAATCCTGAAGCTTCAAAATGTTCGCCAGGCTATCGCCCCACTTCGGCGATTTGGCGGCCACCATGTTCGAAAAGAATGGGCGTGGCGGAATGCCGCGTGCCGGCGCACCGAAGTTCTGGACGGCGGCCACCATGGCGACGCTTGTCCCGTCCGGGTAGGTGGCGTCTTCCAGAAAGCCGACGCGAAGTTCACCCGGTTGCGCCAGGCGAGCCCCGAGCTCCGCCAGCGCCTTAGCGAGCGCGTCGCCACCTACCAACGTCGCGGCGGACATGCGGGGCCAGACATTCCCGGCACATACTGGAAGGTGCGAAGTTGCCGCGTCATGTTCCAGTAAGTCGCACCGTATTGGGTTTGATTATACCAGGCCGCCGCTTGCGGGCCGTTGTATTCCGCCGACATATTGACGGAACCTTGCCCGGCCGACGAAATGCGCCCGACGACGCGCGATTGCGCTTGCACAGTCGAGCCGAAATAGAGTTGCGCCAGGTGCGCCGTCAAATGCCAGAGATACCGAAGGCGGGGGAGATAGGTCGCCGGATCGCAGGGCGCAAGCGATGCGTCCGTATTGTCGAGGATCATAGTCGCGTCGGTGAAACAGTCGTTCACTTCGTCGTCAGACACATTCGAGAATTCAGGGAACCGAACGCGCCAGTCCGCGACGACGAAGACCGCGACAGTCATGACGTCAGTTGCGCGGAACGTCGAGCGGAACCACCTTGCCGGTCGGGTCGGGCTTTTCCGGATTGATCGGTTCCAGCCCCGACTTGAGGTCTTTCCGCTCGCGAGCCATCGCCTTGGAATCGGCTTCCTTGGCTTGGGCAAAAATAAGCCCATTGGCAACGGGGCCGTAATGCTCATTCTCCGCAATCCAGGCGTCCCAGAAGTCCTTGGGAATGCCGTGCGTCAGACCGTAGGTGAAAGCCACGTCGTGAGCTTCAACGTTGAGCTCGCGGTTGTTCGCGTCCACGCGGCGACGCGCGCCGTTGAGCGTAAAGCGGACCTTGGGCTGACCTTCCCGAGCGATCTCCATATGAAGACCGTTCGGGAGTTTGCAAGCGACGGTGACGGTTTGCATGTGGTCGATCAGACTCCGAGCATGGAAGCGATGCCGAAAGGCTGCTTCAGGATGAAACCCCACGTCCCTTGAGACTTCTTTTGAGCCCAGGCGGAAAGGTCGGGAATCACGGCGTGGGCGCGCATCTTTTCCGTGAAAGCGCACACGCCGGTGTCTTGGCCCTCCGCGCTGTCAAGGATCAGTTGCACCACGTTGCCGGCGGCCGTCGCGTAATGCGTCGCGGTCTTAACTTTGATATTCGGGAAATTCTTTTTGAGCAGGTCGGCAACGTTGACGTTGAAGCTATTGGTGGCCGTCAGCGCAACTTGCGAAGCCGGCGACAGCGCCAGCGTCATTTGCGCGTCGAGCGACGCAATGTCCGGAGCCTGCACTTGCAGTTGCGAGAACAGCGATTGAATGTCGGTGAAGACTTCATTCGCGGTCGCCGTGACCACGCCGGCGGTGATCCATGGGCCATGCGCATTCGACCCATAAACCTTCGGACCGGGCTGAAGCGAGGCGGTCAGGTTCGGATCGTTGAGGATGCCATAGTTGGCCAGGCCGGCGACGCCGAAGAAATAGCTGTTGTTTTGGAATTTGTCCAAAACCATAGCCGAAGCGATGGACTTTTGCGCGGCCCATCCGATCTTGGCGAGACCCATGCGTTCGACTTCGCGTTCGCCCCACTGAGTTACCGTCTGGTAATGGTAGCTTTGGCGTTGCGGGAAGTTCACGTTCGCGCCGCTTGAACCGTTGGTCGAATAGTCGCCATAGGACGACGTTTCGCCGGTGTTTTCCACGACGGGGAAGGCTGCGGTGTCGGTCAGCCAATCGCCCTTTTTGGCTTCGCCGAAAATCTCCGCCGCCTTGTTTGGCGTCACCAGAACCCGAATGATCTCCGGATCGGTGTAGACGGTGAGCCAATTCGGAATGCCCGCGTTGGACGTGGTGACAAGCGTCGGTTGCGCGTCGAACGCAAAGGCCGAGTCGTTGGCGAAGCCCTCCGGGATGTAGTCGAACGTCTCGGGCGGGAAGTGAATGCCGTAGTCTCGGGCGAGAGCGGCAAATTCAGGATTGCGGCGCATGGGTTTTCCTTATCAGCCGAGAGCGCGAGACGACATCTTGACAAGCTCGCCAGCAAGGGCGGAGCTCCGCGCATACCATTTCGTCTCGATTGCCGAGGTGGCCGAAATGGTCGTGCTACTGGCCGTTTGCGAGACGGAGACGGCGTAAGTGCCGGTCTGGCCTGCGCCGGTCAAGAATTGCGAGATGTAAGTGCCGGCGGTCACGCCGGAACCCGACAGGACGTCGCCCACGGCCAGGGCTCCGGAGCTTACCGCCGTGACGGTGAGCGTGCCATACGCGCCGCTGACGGTCGTGCTGGCCACGGTCTGCGGCGTGTCCACCTGATAGGTGCCGACGCCCCCGGCGGTGCCGGTAAGCTGCGCCGAGACCTTGGTGCCCGACACGACGCCGGTGCCCGAGATGGTCGCACCGTTGACGACAGTGCCCGAGCCAACCGCCGTGACCGATAGGACGTTGCCCGCGATGGAGCCGGTGACGGAGAAGGTCGAGGCCGCGATAGAGCCTGTCGTGCTTGCGCCGGTCGGCGGCGAGCCTGCGGCGGCGAACGTGACCGCCCCGGTGACATAATTGGCGTATGCCTTCATGCCGATAGTGACCGGGGTCGAGCCCGAATTGGTAACCCAAAAATCGCCGGTGTCGAAGATCGTGCAGGGGAAGCCCGCCGGAATGACGCTCGACCCTTCGGCAAGGAAGGTGGTGATCAGCGCGTTGCCCGGAATGCGCGGCACGAAGCCCGTCGGAAGACCATACCCGGCATTTGACGCGGTCGTGCCGGTCGGGTCCGACCAAGCGAAGCGGCCCACGGTAAGGCCGCCCGTCGCGGTGACGAATTGACCCCCGCCCGCCGGCGCAACGGCGCGAGGATTGGCGGAAGCGAAGTCACCCGCGACAGCGAAGGCCGGGTTGACGTTGACTTGCGTTTGAAAGCTCATCGGAAGCGGCCCTTATGCGGTCTTGAGGGGGCGCGCTTCGGGGAAGCGCTTGCGGTAGGACGTGGCCGAAGCGGCGTCCAGGGCGACACGGGGCGCGGCGGCGGCGGGCGTCGAGCCAGGCTTGGGGCAGAGCGCCAGCATGTGCGGAA